GTCTTGGGTGTTAAATGACGGCAATGTCATACCGCTCATGAAAACAACATTCGCACCCAATCCCGGGCGCGTGATGGCGCAACCTCGTTGTGCCGCTTCGATTGCCATCCCGAATGTCATACCATCTGTCGGGCGATACGCTTTGTCAAAAACAGCTTTTGGCGACCACGAAATGTAACCGTCGTGACGCTTATCGTTTGGATTACCGCCATCACTGTATTCAACCAAGTAACCTTCGGCTTCAGGCGCTTCTATCGGGGGCACATCAGGGCTAATGTGCCCCCGATAGGCACTGTATCCCCCGCGCGTCATTGGCTTCGCTTTGATTAGTTTTGTTCCGATGTATTGTTTCATTTCAATATCCAAGTGTTATTTAATCCTAACGGCTTGTAAAAACATCAGCGGTGGTCTTTCCACAAGTACCACACAGTCATTACTGGTGCTGCAATACCAGCTATCCAACGCACAGCAACGCCGAATAAGTTTAGAGCATCTGCTATCTGTTTTATAGCCAACACAGTGGCGCGTATGTCTGACAACTCCTTATGGAGTTGGGCGAACTCTAACGGCTGCATCGTCGACACAGTTTCGTCGAGACTTTTCAAGCGCTCTTCGAGCTCTTTGATAGCATCTCGCAACTCAGTTACGTCTACACCCATCACAAACCCCCGTAAGTAACTACGCGGGAGTGCGACCGATACCGCTCACGCTCACCAACGCATTGTTCACAATACATCGCAAACTCTTGCTTGTACTGACTGCTTTTCGCATTTTGTAGTGTTTCCGCATCGTGCTTGGCGTAGGCCAACCCCTTCATGTAGTCCACCAAACGTCGGTGATGGTGGGCTTGAACCTCCGTGATTTCACCGCCGCGCACCAACGCATTTTTTGGCAGCCGATAAACCCCAACGGTGCAGGTGTCGTCCTCCATAGGACGAGGTATCCACCGAATCACGTCAGGTTGGTTACCAATCTCGATTGCAGTCACTCGACCGCTGCGAGGGTCGGTCACAGCTCCGCTCTGTATCCCGTACCCGTAATTTGGGGTCGGGAGCTCGCCTTCATTCACAAACGACAATTTTGTATTGTTGTAGGTGAGGTATGCGTAGCGAAAATTCAAAACGGTGCTTGGTACGGTAGCTGTGGCAACACCTTTTACCACGGGGATTTGTAATTCGTCAGAAATACCACCGGTCATGCGAACGAACTGGTCACGAGCCTCGTTTGCATACACCAGCACCTCAACATCGCTCCACAAAAATGGTTCGATGGTGTCTGACGTGTCCATGCGAAAAAACTGAACCAGCTCATCGACAGTCATGCTACACCTCTACACGAGCTGCTGGGTCTTGCAGAGTTCGTTGGTACGCGGCAAAAGACTCTGCTAACTCCAACTTGCTAGGTTCCACACCACACACACGCAAAAGAGACTTTGCTTTAGGTGTTCCGTTTGCCGTAAAGTCAGCCGTGTCATTACCAGCAACGAGTTTGCGAATGCCTTCGACAAACTTAGTCACCACACTGGGGTCGATTGCAGCAACAGGCGTTGCTAATGTCGCCGACGACAAATCGCCTGCTGCGCCGGCGGCGGCTGACGTAATTGCGTCTTGTGCATCCTTAGTGGTCGCTGTGATTCCCGGGAAACGAGCAACCTCTGCTTCGGCAAGTGGGGGAACCCATGTAGGGTTTCCGGCGGTAAACTGAATGCAGTGACCCGCCTTTGTTCCAATCACCGTGTCCTTCTGTGTGACAAAGTACCCCATTTTTAAGACCCTGTAACTTCAGTTGCGCGGTTCAGCACATAGTATTGGACATAAACAACCCCTGCGCCGATAGTCGCGCCGCCTGAGTTATTGATGGTCAACACGAGGTTTGCCCCTGTTGCGTGAATACCAGACGTGGCGTTCGCGGTGCTTACAGGTTCAGTTCGCGCGGCAACCGCTAAACTTGTGCCGCTAAGAAATACCGTGGGGCTGGTTTGTGTACCGAGCGACGCAGTACACGCGGCGTTGGTCGCACCCGTGATGTCGATACCAACACCAGTGACCATAGCGCCGATGGGCAGCTTGATGATTTCAAAAACACTGTCTGCTATCGCAGTTGTGTTGAAAGGAACGATTTTACCGTTGACGTTCATCATGGTGTCGCCATTGGCGAAATTGAACGGAAAACTCGCACACATAATAGTTTGTGCGGTTCGTTGCGATTGTAGTAAAGCCATATTTGGTTTCTTTCTTACATAAACTTACGCCAATAGGGGTACTATTGGCGTAAAAACTTACACAGCTACGAATGCCGACAATACGCCGAAGTCTTCGACAGCACCACCCGCGCGGGGTACGAACTGGGGTTTTTTGAAGCCGAAGATACGACCGCAGGCGATACCGGGGCGGTTGCCGTAGTCGAACTCTTTTTCTTCCCAACCCGGTGAACCCATGTCCGCCATAGCCAAGGCTTGGCTGCCAACCATCATGATTTGGCAGCCGTCGATGGTTCCCAACTGACCGAACTTGTTACCAGCAGTAGCATTGCGAGTGCAGGGTGCGTAGCGCGTTTCGTGCAAGTACAGATTGTCGATTTTGACCGTACCACCTGTGAACAGCTTTTGGTTTTCACTGGTTTGTGGTGTGTGGCGTAAGTTGAGCATATAGGTGTTGCTCAACTTCAATTTCAACATAGCTTCTGGGGACAGGAATACGTGGTACACCTCTTCAGCACCGTCGCGCACACCGCGCATATACTGGGCTTTAGCATAGGTCTTCATGTTCATCAACAGTTCCCACGTCGGCGTGTCCGCCGCAGTTACTGCGTTACTGCCGCCACCCACTTCAAACTGTTGTGTGGTCGCGTTCCAACGACCACGGCGACGCGGGCTTGGAGGCGTAACCTCGCTCGCATACGACAAGTTCGACAGGTCGCTACCGATGATTGGTGCGCCGTCGAGACCGACCGTGTAACTGCGACCGCTCATGGTCAAGAACGCAAGCGTATCTCGGACATTCGCCATCCAGTAACCTAACTTATCGCGGGCTTCTTCGCGGAAGTTTACGACGGATTTTTGTTCAGCCATACGCCCCTCGTGGCGAACTTCGTGGCGTAACTGGTCGAAGGTGACAACAGCTTCTTGACTGGTCAAACCCTCTCCGTTGTTCTCCAGCGTGCGGTCGCCTGCGATACCCCAACCTACCAAGTCGTTAATCAAGGTGATTACCGCCCGAGACCCTTTTACAGAGGGCTTGAGCTCTTTGATAACTTGGATTACCGAGTTAGGGTCGCTACCTGTGAACTTCGATACGATACTTTGGTTCCGAGCGATTTCCCAAAACGATGTTGACCAGACCTTTTTTTCATGCGCCGTCTGTACTGCGAAATTGGTCATACTCATTCGATGACTCCTTCGTAAAAATTGTTTTTTTGAACCTACCAAACACAACCTTTTTACGTCAGGCCAGCGACGATGCAAACGACCTATTTGTGCGTCGACCACACGGATGATGCGCTCACCCGAAGCGAAAGTACTGAAATGATAGCACAATCATTTACCAAGTAACTTATTTTTAACGGACACCGGTAATTTATCCCACTGTTCGTCTGAGAGTTTTTCGAGGTCTATGCCTGCGAGGTCTGGCTCCAACCCACTTGTGTCACCAGCACCTGTCGTGCCAATAAACGCAGGTTGTGCGGCAGCCGCCGCCAAGTTTCGTGCGATAGATGCGTTCACAGGACGCTTGTTCCCACCTACACCAACCATACCAAACAAAGACATTGTTTGGGTGGTTGCTTCAAGCAAACTTTGGGCCTCGGTCATGTTTGGGTTTTCGTGCAATTTGACGGCGGACAGCGCACGGATGTTGTCAACCAACGGTTGACTGTAATTCTGCGACTGCGGGTGTAGCATTGGGAACTGTTCCATGAGGGTGTTGGCGGTCTGCGTAAACAGACTCTGCTCTTGTGCGACATAATTCTCACCAACAACCGCTTGAGATGCTTGCGCCCGTGCAACAGCTACGCTCATTCGGTTGAGCTCTCTTCCGAGAGCTTTAGCCGCGTCGAGGTCACCCTCTTGCACCGCAATTTCTTTCGCGTCGCTCAACTCGTCCAGCTTAGTCAGCATCGCATCGAGGTCGACACCCCCGGCGGACTGCATGGCTGTAGTTTGTTGGCGCGTGAACTCCTCAATCTGCGCTCGCAATGCTTCGTTTTCAGACTGTGCTGCGTTTCGCTGTTCGATGACTTGGTTCAGGCGTGCTCGGGGCACACCACTGTTCGTTTTAGCATCAACTTCACCGGCAGGTGTGGCTTGGTTCGATGTGCTCTCCTGTGGTTGCGCACCATCAGAGGGAGTTTCGCCAGCTAAAACAGCTTTCGCATCAGGGGTTGTTAGGTCAACATCAGCTTCAATAGGGCCTTGGTAAGTCATAGTTTTTCCGGTCATCAATAAAAATTATCATCTTGTTCAAGGTCGGCGGTGTCACCAACCGATTGTTTTGTCTCAGCAAACGAAGCCTGCAACCGCTTGACAAACTCGGCATCAGCCTGCGCAACCTCATCCGCGCCTTGCTCAGCACTCTCTTTGGCTTTTTCTTGCACAGCGGTTGCGTTACGAACCTGCTCCAACGCCATCTGTTGTTTGAACTCTTCTCGCTTCAACGAAGCCTCGAATTCCATCCGCTTAGTGGCAATTTGCAAATCCATCTCAGCTTCTTGGCGCTTTTGCTCAAGTTTACCTTGCTCAATCTCACGTTTGACTTCAAGCTCTTGCTGGCGCAAATCCATGTCGTTTTGCATACCAGCCTGCGCGTCGCCTGCGCCGATAGTCGCCATCGTAGCCTGCGCCGAGGCTGTCAACTGTTGGGCTTTCGCCTGTTCCACACCAACACGAGCTTGGTCGACCTGATTTTTTCCACCCAGCGCTTGTGTTTTAGCCTGCAACTCCGCAATCTGAGCTTGTAAAAACTCCGTGTCGAGCTGCGCTTTCTGTTGAGCCGTTGGGTCAGGTTGCTGCATCTGCTTGATGAGCTCAGCGCGGTTCGGCAAACGTGAGTTGCGAATAAGCTCGATGTCTGGGATTTGAATGCCTTCTTTACGCATCGCCAACACCTGTTCAAACGCTGTGTCCTCCATCGTCTGACGCGCAGGCATGGTGGCGACACTCACATCGTAACGACCAAGTGTGAGGTCGTTCAACACCGTCCCATCTGGTTGTTGTTGATTGACACCAACCTGTTCCTGCGTGTTGGTGATGTCGTCATGGGTGATGTGCAGCAAGCGCGGCTCCGTGTAGTATGTCTGCACGATGTCCAACACAACCCGTGCTAGGATTTTGTCTGTCCGGGCTAGGTTGTCGTTCACCATCACAAGGTTTGTTTGACCTGTCTGTTGTTGCGCGATTATAGCCTTGGCAGCGACATCCTCCCGCACGTCCCCGCGCATGGCATCAGACACACCCGAGATGTTCTTGAGGTTCTCATCGGCTTGGTACGCCAAGCGGTCTAAGCCTGTTGGGGTCTGGTTTGGTTTAATCTTTTCAATGTCAGTAGGGCCGTTGACCGTTTCAATAACCAATCCTGTTTGCGAACCTTTTTCAGCAAGCTGTGCGGTGGTCATGTTCCTGAGCGTACCTGCTTTAACGACATAGCCTGAGTTTGCGGTCGTATTAACTACGTGTAAAGACTGCGAACTGGTCTTGTTGAGCAACTCCTGCGGCGACAACAAGTTCTCGACCAGCCCCAACGGTCGACCGTGGCGAAAAATCGGGAAATACGGCACGAGCGTGAAGTTGTTGTTATACGGCGACCATGCGTCGTGTAACACCACGTTAGCCGCCGTCACCGTCCATCGAACTCGCTTCGTAATCTTCTCAAACACCTGTAACGGCACTTGTGATTGCGCTATCTGCGCAGCGATTCGGTCGTCATCCCACGACTCTGGTATCAGGAACATATCGCCCGAACTCGTGTCGATGAAGTGTTTCGCCCGCGCCAGCTTACGATACTGTCGTTCAATAACTCGCAGGTTGCGGCGTGGGTCACCTCCGCTGTAGTCAACTTGCCCAAGATAGGTATTGGTGAGCAAAGGCCCTTGCCCTGCAAATCGCTCACGGAACAAATCCACTTGGTCGAAACCGAGTGAAAATAACCCACCAGCGTTGTCACGCAAGAGGTTTGCGTTCTTCTTTCCGTAGAGCATATCAATGTCGTCGATGGTCATCCACCGACTCACCATGACTTCGCTCCACGTTTTGGGGTCATACTGGTCAGCGTCTGGGTCGATTACTACATTCTTCGAGTTCACGTTGGAGATTTTCACCACACCATTTATATTGTCAGTGAAGTCAAGGCGCACGTCGAAGAACCCCCGCCCACGCACGCACCCGTCTACGAACACCTCACTTCGCACCCAAGGGAGGTCGTTCTCTTGGGCGATGTGCGCCCAAACTTTTGTAAGCGCTTCGGCGGTAGCCGCATCCGCCCCCAAACCTGTCGGTCGGAACACGACCTCTGTTCGGTTCTGAATTTGTGCGCCGAAGATATTGGACAAGGTTGGTAAGATTTTGTTAATCGTCAGGTAGGGGCGACCTGCCGCACGCAAAGCCTCGGTGTCGCGGGTGTCCCACTGCTTACCGAGTAAAAAGTCGTCGCATTTCTGCGCAATATCGAGGAAATCTCGATGTCCTCGCTCAACCGCGAGTCGGAAGCGCCATAGCTGATTTGAGGTTATTTCGTCGTTTAGAGGCATATCAGCTCGCCATGTGTGTTAAGTTGGTACGGGAATTAGCAGAGTCTAACAGCTTGTCCCGCCAACCAACCGTTTGTTCAATATCAAGCCCCCCGTTCTGCGAAGGTGTCGGAGCTGCGTTGGAGAGCGTCATACGCACAGCCCACGCGAGCGCGTCAACTTGGTCGTCATGTTTACCTGTTGGGAAGCGCAGCAGCTCTTTGGCGAACTCTTCATACCAATCAGCCCCTTTGTTGAATAGCAGCTTCCCAATTTGCAAGCGCCCTCGCAATGGCTGGGCGCGAGCTTTTTTGTCGGAGAATGGCGTTAGAGGTTCGCACGCAGGGTAGTATTTCAACTCCCTACACGCGACTTGGAAGGAACTTGCGAGAGCCTTCCAAATCATACCGTCTTCAACCCCAACCATCTGACATTTGAACTCGGCGGCATAACTCACGACAGCCCTCATCAATTCAATACCGTCGCTGTCTTTGAACCGGCGCACGTCCACCACGTACAGATTATCACCCGCGTCTTGGGCAATCGTACACCCTACTGTGAAGTCCGAGGCTGCTTTCTCGGTGATGGCAAAGTCCCACGCTTGGTATAAGTTCACGCCCGTTGTTGGGGGCTGCCCCACATAATACTTCAACCACTCTTTACGAAAATATGTACCTTCCTCGGGGGTCGGGTTTTGTTGGTACAAGGCGTTCCACCAACGAACTCGCCCGCCTGCGATGAAGTTGTCCTTCCTCCGCAGCAAAGCCGCTAGGTTGTACCTATCAGGGTGCAATGGAGAGTTACGTGGGCGAGTGAGTCGCGCCCCTTCAGGCACGGCTGCGAACTCGGTTATCTGTACGATACTGTCGTCCGGCAAGAGGTATTCGTCACCGTACTCGTTAATCGCAGGGTATTTCACAATCTCGAACTGGTCGCCGCGACCTGAAGACATAAGCTGTTGGATGCGACCGGGCCAATCATCGTCGTGCCAACAGGTCATCACACCCAGCACGCCACCGCCGGGGGCTAGGCGGGTTAAAGCAGTTGACAAGTACCATTCCCAAGTCGCGTCGCGTTGGGTTGCTGAGTCAGCAGCTTCCGCGTCCTTCACCAAATCGTCAATCACAAGGATGTGCGCACCCCGCCCTGTAATCATAGTCCCCACACCGGCGGCGGTGTACGCCCCACCAAGCGTAGTGTCCCACCGTTCGGCAGACTGGCTGTTTGGGTTCAGTTGGGTTTTAGGAAACAATGCCTGTTTGTAAATTGGGTCACGCATTACCCCCAAGATGTACTTTGAGAAGTCTAAAGCAAGCTGTTGGGATGCGGAGGCGGCAATGACCTCCCATTCAGGGTGATGTCCAAGCACCCACGGGGTGAAATGGCGGGAGGAAATCTCACTTTTACCATGTCGGACAGGCATAGCCAGTAACAAGCGGGGTTCTTTCTGCTCCTCAACATCTTTCATAAATCGCTCAAGCCGGCGACAGATGTCACGGTGAACCCAACCCGCTTTGTACCGTGGGTTAAATCGTGTGATGAACTCAAGCAAGTTCTTGCGGGCAAGCGTGCGTGCAGCCAACTCGCGCAAGATGTTTGGGTCTATTTTGCGAGGGTCGACACCTTGCAAAGCGTCTGTGTCGACCTCAACCAGTGGGGCTGGTGCGTAGGTTGGAGGGGATTCGCTTGATGGCGGCTCCGCTAGGTGTTCTTTCACAGTGCAATCGAAGCAAACTGGTTTGGCTCTGTCTAAAAAATGCGAAGCTGGTTTGGCTTCATTACACGCCAAACAGGTGAAGTTGGCTTTACGGCTCATAAATCCCATCCTCAGCCATACGCAACAACACTTCGTCGGTCAAATTCTCCAAGCCCCGTTTCATACGCTCTTGGCTCATTGTCAGATTCACTCGTTTCTCCTCCGGGGCATAGAAGCCTAGTATCTTAGCAATCTCACTCAAGCCTTTAATCATACTCTGGGGGTCGTTTGAGGTTCTGGCTATGCGCACGGCATCCTGCATCTCGGCAATGATACTCCCGCGAGTAACTCCGTGATTGGCGGCGAGTTCAACACGTCCTTTGCTCAAACCCTCACGCACAGCAGGTACTTTCTCAACAGCAGTGCGGGGGGCATACCCTGCGTATGTGGCGCTTTCAGCCGCAGATTTGCCATCCAAACGAGCTTCGACGTACTCTTCGGCTTTTGGGTTCAAATCTTGGATGACGCTGCGTCTTTTTGGCATACTTTGCTATAGTTTTTATAGTGCGTTCGTATTTTATTTTTATATTTTTCCGAACGGATTCTTGTGAGAAAAAGGTGGGGGTACTTCGGATTTTAGTATCAATGTTGAAATTGCAGATTTTTACTTAAATCCACCGTTGAGGTGTGCCACCCCCGTTGGCTATTTAGACGGCATCACTTCGGATTCAGAAACGCTCCTCCGTCGCGTCGATTTGTCCTCAAGGGTATTGTTTTATTGTACTTCGTCGCATCCCTAGCTCTGGCACAGCATCGGCGGTCGCCTGCCGGCGAGCGGTCTAGCGTTTTGTGGAATCGGCTGTGTCCGAGACCATCTCATCTATCGGACTTTATAGGAGAACCTCATGTCCAAAGTTACTGCTTCTACTGCGCGTACTACATCTGCTGAACTCAACGAGCGTCTGGTTGCTCTTGAGGCTATGGTCAACAACCTCATCGTTGCCCTTTCTACCCCAGCACCTGCTCCAGCACCTGCTCCAGCACCTGCTCCAGCACCTGCTCCAGCACCTGCTCCAGCAAACACCGGGTTCCGCTCGTACACCAATGCCGAATTTCAAATGCTCACTGCTCAACAAAAGGCAGCATACACGCTTCAGTGCCGTGCAGCGGTCTTCGGCTCCGGCAACGACAATCTCACCGGTGTTTACGGTACTGTTTCTGGTTTCGCTATGGGTCAGGTTGCCAAGATTCAGAATGCCGGCACGCATGGAGTAGATGTCTACGCACGCACTCGCACCGCATACCTCGCACAACGCGCTGGCTTGTAATGGAAAGGGCTTCGGCCCTTTTTTCTTTAATACCGTAATGCAACATGGTGATGGCTCCTCCGTCGCCGTGGGCATTCCCGTATTAAAAAAGGAGAAACATGATGGGTATTGGTCACATTGATATGCTGCCGTTCTTGTGCGGCTTGGTCTATTTTGTAGGTATTTGGTCTATCTGGTCGAAGTTCAAACGCGGTATGTTTGGTGCTGCGATGCTTGAGCTGGTTGTGTTCATCTTGTTGTTCAAGATGCACGGCGGCAGTGTTGCCGGAGGCACTGGTGCAACCGTTGCGTCCATATTGGTGGGTATCTTCCTAAGCCCCTCAAAGGCTGTGGCACGGAACCCCCGTGGTGCGAAATATGTTCGACCCCGCTAACCCCTGTTCGTTATTTGGAGAAAAACTATGACTGAAACTAAACTTTTGAGCTACTGCGAGTTCTTGAATGTGCCTATGGAATTGCGTGCCGCTGTGGTTACTGTGTTGCAAACCAATAAACACTTCCCCGGCGTAGACAAAGAAGCCATGCACACGATTGCTGACTGGGCAACCACAGTATCTGAATTTTATGCAGAACCTGTTGCCGGGTACAACTACGAAACAGGTCTCGTGGATTGATAGCACTGCGGGGCTGGTTGACAGCTCCTCCGTCGCTTTTGTAACGCATATTTTTGGAGTTGTTGGTGCTCCTTCTCACCAACACCGGACTTTATAGGAGAAAACTCATGTCCAAATACACAAACCACCCTCTGCCTTCTTTTGTTGAAGGTCTTGACCATCGCTTGAAAAACAACGTGTTGGCATCCCTCACGTCGAAATTTCATGGTGGCGTGTTGTTTCATGCCAAGCGCATTATGCGGGTGTTTGCCATCGAGAAAACGGACGTTCGCAATGTCAATATGCGTGACATCCGTAACGCTCTCACCGGCCCTGATTACGACAACATGAGCCCACACATTGAACATGAGGCTTACCGTAATGCAGTAGCTGGCATTGAGTTGGCTAACTACTTCGGCAGTCTCAAAAGCGCAATGAGCATGAAGAACCTGTACGTGGGGCATGGTGAGCGCGACGGCGACTTCCGACTGTTCCTTGAGGGCAAGAAAACACCTTGGGCTGCTGTGCCGGCAGATATGGAAGAAGAACTTGTTCCGGGGGACAATGAGGCGACTCGACAACAAGCGTACAAGGTAGCCCGTGAGAATGCGGGATTCGTTAAAGCCAATTTTGCACACCTCGATTGGTATGCAAGTCAGCTCGAACGCATCGCGGCTGGTGAGACGTTTGGCAACTTTTGTCAGAAATACGACGTTGAAGGCGCTGACCCGGAGACAGTTCGGGCAGACGCTGCATGGGGGTACTTGAGCGAGCAATACCGCGAGAACATTGTCGATGCGCTCCATGCAAAACTTGTTGAACTTCGCCAAACTTGCCGTGCCAAACGCCAAAACGACGAATGGGTCGGCCCTGCTGATTACCGGTACATCCACAGCGTGATTCTCAAATATGAGCAGTTGTTCTACGTTGAGAACCACCTCATGAGCGCGGAAGCAGCAATCGAGCGTCAGATTGCAGAGGCTATGGCAAAGCAGGAGGCAGAGATGCGTGCCGACCTGATGCGTAGAGCTGCCATCGCACAGACCGTTCCGGGGGCTGGTGCAATCATGCCGTCCAAACCAGTGGAAACTGGCGGTAACAACAGCACTGCGAATGTGTCGATTAAACGTGGAAAGAACCATCTAGGTGACGAATGTAGCGTTGTTGAGCCAATCAGCAAGAACACCGTGCGTAGAGCGCCAAAGCTGACCAAGGCTGAGAAAGAATTGGCAGCGTTAATTGCAGCACAAGAAGCTGACGACAACAACAGTATGGTCGAGCAAGAGACGTTTGGTGTTGATGCCGGCGACTTGGCTGGTATGCACAACTAACTAGGTTGTGGGGCTGGTGGATACGTCCGCCAGCTCTTTTTTTTCATAGTAACTACTATGGTGATGCGTTTTTGCTCTATTTTTAATAGCAAACAAACTATGGTGGGCGCAGACAACAACTCGTTTGGGTCTAAACAACAACTTCGATATTGCTACAACAATGGTAGCACTGCTTAAAAATTAAGCAGAAAAAGTTCCAAAGTTCCAAAGTTTAAAAGTTCATTCCGAGAAAACGAAGAGCAGTGTTTTACGCACCAAGACAGTAAGTCCAATACCAACTCTTTTTTCAAATTGAACTTTCATAAATTTTGGAACTTTGGAACTTTCTCCTCTACAGCTCTGTCCAAAAGTTGTTCCAAAGTTCCAAAGTTCAATACTTTTGTACCAAAGTTTCTTGCTATTTAGCGTAAGAACCAAGTAAGCATTACGCACCAAATCAGTGCATGACTTTACAGCGTATCCACCAAGTTCCAAAGTTTTGTCCAAAAACTGTCCAAAAGTTCCAAAGTTTTGTCCAAAAGTTCCAAAGTTTTGGACAGAAAATCGTCATTTTTCAACCAACCACAATCGCTATACTTTTTGTAGCAAAGGCGTTATTCATGCCACATCCAGCATTTTTTGAGCTATCCCGCGTAGTTGGAACGCCTCTTTATATCAACGCACACCGCGTAACGTCTATCGACTTCATTGGTACTGATGAAGAGGGTACGTTGCCTTTATCGCTATGGACACCCTGACCAAAGAACAAAGCCACTATGCGTGGGGTGAAGCACGGTCGTTAGATGCTATGTTTAGTAAACATACCTTCGGAAGCCATGTTCGTTTGACAACTGTTGTAAGCCCAGAACCAGTTTCACCAAGCACACTATTCGGTAGCAAGGTTGGGGTGCGTTTGGATAGTGAACCGCCTTATGGACATTTCCGAACAACAGGTGGTATTAACTTTGACGAATAAAAGGAGATTACAAATGACCACATGGCCTAAATACGCCCCAACCCCCCGCAGCACTGCTTTTCCGTACAAAAAGTTGTCATACTTGGAGCAGGTTGCTACCTATAACGCTCGCAAAGAAGCCTTGGCGTTACGGATGGCAAGCGGCAACCACGTTTCTATAACAACCTCCAATTCAGGCACACAAGACTGGTCAGCAATCACGATGTATATGGAGCGTATTGCTGCGTACCAACGCTCTGTTGATTTCGCACAAAAGATGTTGCAGGCAGACTTGCTGTTTGTGATGCCCCAGTCTGTAGAGTTTGTCGACATGGCTACTTACACCTATGCACAACTTATTTCAGACAATCAGCGTGCTCAAGCCTGTTGGAGGCAGGCTTTTGCGATTGATTTCCCCGATGAATGTGCTGATATTTATCGGTGCTAAATAAGTAATTACTGACGATTAAATATAGTCGTCAGTGGTGACACATTTAACTAGGAGAATGAAATGGCGCAAATTGAATGCCCCTATTGCGGACACAAATACGACCTTAATACCGACGACAGTCATGGGGTTGAAGAAAATATGACGTATGAAGAATCGTGTCCGAATTGTAAAAAATGGTTCACATTTACAACACAGATTTCTTTAGACCACTCAACAAGCAAAGCTGATTGCTTAAATGGCAGCAAACATTTATTGGAGTTTGAAAACTCAGATTTCACTGGTGAAAATTTAGTATTTCGCTGTAAAACTTGC